AAATTAGAGCTTGCGGCAGACTTGTCTGGCATCCAGCTGGACACGCTGGCGCGAGGTGTGCGAACTCTCAACAAGGGGATGGTTGACTTTGTTGAGGAAGGAACCGGCGAAGCAAAGGACGCTTTTGAGCGTCTGGGCGTGAGTGCTGATGATTTGCGCGGCGTGATGGGCGACCAGTTCAAGGTTCTGGAGCTTGTGGCTGATAGGCTGCAAACTGTTGAGAACAGCGCACTGCGGTCGTCTATCGCACAAGAACTCTTTGGGGGCCGGGCATCTGAACTGCTGCTGGTTCTTGAAGAAGGCGCAGAAGGTCTGGCGAGGATTTCTCAAGAGGCGCAGGACTTTGGTCTGGTTCTGTCAACTGCCACCGCCCGGAATGTTGAAGAAGCAAATGACGCTTTCACTCGGCTCGGTTCTTTGTTCAAGGGTCTGCGCGATACGCTGGTTGGCGCACTGGCCCCTGCTTTTCAATTCATTGCTGATACAATCAGGAAAAAGGTTCTGGTCGCAATTCAAGAAGCGGGCGGTGTTGAAAAATTTGGCAAATCTCTGGCTATCAGCATCATAACTATTTTTCAAAAGGCGTTTCAGGCGATTGTTAATTTTTCAAACTCTGTCGGTCGGCAATTCAACAGGCTGCTTGATTTTGTCAGAGAGGTTGCTGATGCAATAAATATTGATCTTGATCCGGCCCTGAAAAAGCTAGAGTTTGTGCCATTCAGGGATATGACCACTATTTTCGATGACCTTATTAAAAGCGTAGATAGCACAACAAACAGTGTTATGAAAATGGGTTCTGCCGGGAGTGAATCGGGCGAGGATGTTGATGAGGCGATGAAAAAAGTCTTGATGACTATGAAGGATGTCAGATTTCGCGGCATCAATTCGCTTGAGGACGCTCTTGTTGGTGTGGCTACCCGGACGACCACTGTGACAGATGCTTTCAGGTCGATGGCACGATCAATCATAGCCGATTTGGCGCGGATTGCTATTCAGCAACAAATCACTGGCCCGCTGGCGCAGCTGATGGGCTTCACAGTTCCCGGTCTGTCCGGCAAGGCAGCTGGTAAAGCAATCGGCGGGCCTGTCCAGCGAGGTCAGCCCTATTTGGTTGGCGAGAGGGGGCCGGAGATGTTTGTTCCTGCCCGCAGCGGCTCTATAATTCCAAACGGCGACATGACTGGCGGCGGTGTAGTGGTCAATCAGAGCATCAATATCTCGACCGGCGTATCTGCCACAGTTCGGTCTGAAATTGCCTCATTGTTGCCACAAATCGCAGAGGCCAGCAAAGCGGCTGTTCTGGATGCCCGCCGCCGGGGTGGTTCATTCTCAGCGGCATTTTCATGAGGTAAAAAAATGGCTATTTCCTATCCTCTTGCCCTGCCCACAGCCACCGGGATCGCAAATGTGAACCTGCGGGCCTCAAACGCGGTCGCAATCTCTGAAAGCCCGTTCACCTTCAAGCAACAGGTCATCGCGCACACTGGACAGCGGTGGGAAGCAGATATCACCCTACCGCCTATGAAGCGAGCAAACGCAGAGGTCTGGCTGTCTTTTTTGCTGTCTCTGGGCGGCGCAAAGGGGACTTTCCTGCTGGGCGATCCTAATGCAGCCACCCCGCAGGGCAGCGCGTCCAGCACACCCGGAACACCTGTGGTCAATGGTGCGGGTCAGACCGGGGACAGTCTCGCTATTGATGGATTGCCGACCAGTGCCACAGGCTATCTTAAGGCGGGCGATTATATCCAGCTGGGCGGTGGTTCTAGCGCGACATTGCACAAGGTTCTTGCTGATGTGGACACCAACGGCAGCGGTCAGGCAACTCTTGATTTGTGGCCCTATATTCGCTCGGCCCCGGACGATAACGCGACTGTGGTGGTGAGCAGCGCAAAGGGTGTTTTCCGGCTGCTGTCAAATGCGTCTGATTGGAACATCAACAGCGCATCTTTTTACGGGATCAGCTTTAGTGCGGTGGAGGCGGTCACATGAGCCGGTCGCTTACAGATGGCATTCTTAGCGTTTTGTCAGCCGCAGAAATCCAGCCGTTTTTTGCGGTTGAATTATTTTTTGATACGACCAGCTTGCGAATGTGGACAGGGCTGGGCGATTTGGTCATCGAAGGCACAGTTTATACCGGCACTGGTCAGCTGTTGCAGCTGTCAGAAATCTCTGAAACCGCAGAAATAGCCGCAACAGGCGCGAACCTGACCCTATCCGGCATCCCCAGCGAACTGCTGTCTCTGGCTCTGTCTGAGCCGTATCAGGGGCGGCTGTGCAAGATTTACTTTGGGGCGATCGATGCCAACCGGGTTTATCTGGTCGATGAAGCGGGCGATTACATTCTGGCAGAGGATACCAGCCGCATTGACATCGGTGCGGGCGACCCGGACGGGATTGTAGAGGTGTTCAGCGGCTATATGGATCAGATGAACATCGAAGAAGGCCCGGAGACATCCACTATTGCGATGTCGGTCGAGAGCAAACTGATTGATTTGGAGCGTTCCCGCATCCGGCGTTATACAGACCAGAGCCAGAAGGCCCGCTATCCGAATGACCGGGGCTTTGAGTTTGTTGAGGACTTGCAAGACAAACAGTTCAACTGGGGCCGGGGATGAAGCTGCAAAACTGGGAACTGCGGCTGGCGCAATATTTTGACGACATCAGGCATGAGCCTTTTGAGTGGGGTCTGCATGATTGCCTGAAATTTGCCGATGGCGCGATTGAAGCGCAGACCGGGGAGCTTATTTTTACTGATTGGTATGGTCGATACAAAACAGAGTGGGGCTGTCTGCTGAATTATCGGCGGCAATTACGCCGGACGGGTTTTTGTGATATTATAGAGGCTGTAGATAGCCGTTTAAGCCGCTTTTCTGGCAAGATACCGCCCAGAGGTAGTATCATAGGCCGGAAGGCCGAACCGATGATTACTGGCCTAATTTTAGGGGTGGTAATCAGCAACAAAGCGGTGTTTTTGAGCGAGGATGGCTTGCAGTTTGTGAGCATAATGCCGGGTGATATTTTCTGGAGCGTAGAATGAGCAAGCGGTTCCTCTTACAAGCTGGCACTTTCCTGTCATCGACCCTGCTCATCACTTTTGCCCCGCAAGCAGCTGAAGCCGGGCCTATCGTTTTGTCGGCAGCGGTAAGCGCGGCTGCATCGACCGCTTTAGCCTATGCCACCAGCGCAATCACTGGAAGCGTCTTAGCCTATGCTGCAAATTCATTCTTTTTGTCAGCTGCCGCCGGTTATGCCCTGAATGCTCTAAGTCCGAAACCGAAGGGGCCGACACAGCCAGCACAAAGCGCGATACTGGTCAGCGGCGTGTCCCCGGCATCAGATCATGCTATCATTTACGGAAAAACGCGGGTCGGCGGGGTGATTGTCTATAAGGAAGCGACCGACAATAATAAGTTCCTGCATATTGTGGTCGCTCTGGCCGGTCATGAGATTGAGGAAATTGAAACTGTATATCTGAATGATGAGGCATTAACGCTCGATGGTGACGGGTTTGCGACCGCCCCGTCAAAATATAACGGGCTGGTTCGGATCAATAAGCATAACGGCAGCGCGACACAGGCGGCAGATGCAGACCTGATTACCGAAAGCGCGGGCTTGTGGACTGCGGATCACCGCTTGCAGGGTGTGGCCTATCTTTATGCCCGGCTAGAGTTTAATGCGGATGCCTTCCCGAATGGTGAGCCAAATATCACAGCGGTGGTCAAGGGTAAGAAAGTTTATAATCCAAACACTGAAACAACCAGCTGGACGGACAACGCGGCTCTGTGCTTGCGCGATTATCTGGTGAGCGATTACGGGCTGAATGCAGAGGTTTCAGAGATTGATGAAACGCTGTTCATTTCGGCGGCGAATGTTTGCGATGAGAGCGTGACGCTGGCTGCTGGGGGGACAGAAAGCCGATACACGACAAACGGCTCTTTCAGCACATCCTCGAAACCGAAAGACGCTATTGACGCGCTGTTGCGGTCGATGGGCGGGATGATTTGGTATGCTCAAGGCAAGTGGCGCGTGAAGGCGGCATCTTATACGACCCCGACCCTTGTCTTTGATGAGGATGATTTGCGGTCAGGCGTGACCATCCAGACCCGGCATTCCCGGCGTGACAATTTCAATATCGTCCGGGGAACATTCCGGGGGGCTGAGAGCAACTGGCAGACATCTGATTTCCCAGAGGTCAAGTCCACCACCTTTATCTCTGTGGACGGGGGCGATGAAAGCGCAATCGACCTTGATCTGGGCTTTAGCTCATCAGCAGCCACCGCCCAAAGAATAGCTAAAATAGCTCTTTATAGGAACCGGGAGCAGCTTACTATCTCTGCCGCTTTCGGAATGCGCGGCTTTCAGGTGCAGGTAGGCGATATCATCAAGTTCACAAACACGCGGGCCGGGTTCAGTGAAAAGCCTTTTGAGGTGATAAACTGGACTTTTGTGCCGACCAATGAGGGCAGTCTTGAGACCCGGATGACCTTGCGCGAAATCAGCAGCGCGGTCTTTGATTGGGATGCAGAGGAAACCGCTTTTGAGCAGAACAATACCACACTGGCCGATCCCTTTGATGTTCCGCCGATTGGCCTTGCAATCACATCAGAGGCGCGGGTTATCAATGAGCATTTGACTAATGTCATTCTAGCCACTGTGACCAGCGATGCCCCGGAGCGAATTGACCAGATTGAGGTTCAATTCAAGAAATCATCAGCTACAGATTACGCCTCTGCTGGTTTCGGTGATTTGGGCGTGTTTGAGGTTCTGGATGTCGAGGATGCTGATTATGATATCCGGGCGAGGGCAATCAATACTTTCGGCATCAAGGGTGATTTCCTGACCCGCAGTAATGTCACTGTGGCTGGGTTGGCTGACCCGCCTGAAGATGTGACCGATTTCAGCTTCAATGTGACCTCTGCCGGGATACATCTAGAGTGGACAGCGGTGGGCGATCTTGATCTGTCCTTTTACCGCATTAGACACGCTGCGGCAGAGACCGGGGTGACATTTGCCAATGCGACCACTGCGGTGAACAAGGTGGCCCGTCCCGGCAACAGCGTGACAGTGCCGCCGCGTTCTGGGACTTATTTGATAAAGGCGTATGACAAATCTGGGAACCAATCGGTCAATGCGACCAGTGTGGTTGTGCGGGCTGAAGATTTGGATGTGTTTGCGAATGAGCAGACGCAAGCAGAGCATTCGACTTTTTCTGGCACAAAAACCGGCTGTAGTGTATCATCTGGCAGATTGCGGATCACTGACCCGTCCACTGCGCCTAGCAGCGCGACTTATGATTTCAGCAATTATATTGATACTGGTTCGGTCAGGGTTGCGCGAGTGTTTATGAATATCGACAGTCTGCGTCTTAATGATGCTGCGACTGTCACTTTTGACACACTGACCGGCAATTTTGACAGCCTTGCTGGTAATTTTGACGACCTGTCGGGTGGTTCGAGCTTTGCTGACACGGATGTGATCCAGTTCGTATCGACCACAGATGATGACCCGGCGGGGTCGCCTAGCTGGTCTGAGTATAAGCGATTTAAGTCAGGGGACTTTTCTGGCAGGGCATTTAGGTTTAGAATAGAATTGCAAAGCACAGGCGCGGATATTACGCCCGGTATTGACGAATTGATCGCCGTAGTGAGGTATAACTGATGGCTAATCATGATTATGTAATTGATGACCAGACCACCCCGGCGTTTCGGTCAGATTTGAATAACGCGCTGGCCGCTATTGCCACAAATAACAGCGGAACATCTGCCCCGGCAACCACTTTTGCGGGCCTCTGGTGGCTGGATACTACAAATAATTATCTAAAAATCCGCGATAAGAATGATGCAAACTGGATTATTGTGGGCGAGTTCGATGTCACAAACAGCCGCTTCAAGCTGATATCTGATAGCCTGAAGGCTGCATCTGCTGGCGGGATTGATGTTCTTAACAGCAGCGGCACTAAAATCATCGACCTGCAAGTGGCATCACAGGCGACAGCAGAGGCCGGGACAAATAACACCGAATTGATGACCCCGCTGCGAACTGCTCAAGCGATTACTGAGCAAGCGAAGGGTCTGATTGATTACGCACTTTACACCTCATCCAGCACCTTTGCAGTCCCGACTGGGACAAAGAAGCTAATCATCCGCGCATCAGGTGGCGGCGGTGGTGGGGCTTGCGTTATTCCCGGCAGCTTTTCAAATCAGAACGGCTCTGATGGCGGAGATACGACTGTGACACAGGTCACTCTGGGCATCAGCGTTACTGCCAAAGGCGGCAATAAGGGTCTGGCCGGTGAGAATACTGGCGCATCAGGCGGGTTTAAGACTGGCAGCACTGGCGGGACTGTGCTGGATGGTGGCGGATCAAACGGCGGTCAGCCGGGTGGTCATTCAGGTGCGGTCGGTTCTGGACATTCTGGCGGCTCTGGCAGTCTGGTGGTTGTTGAACTGGATGATCCGACCACAGAGACAATTTCTTTTACTGTCGGGGCTGGTGGCGCACCGGGAAATGCAAGCTATTCAACCGCTGGGACGGGTGGCTTTGTTGAGTTTTTGGTTTTTGGATAGGGGCTGACAGATGGCTGATAAAAAGATTTCAGAGCTTGATGCGATCACTGGTGCGGCCACCGCAGCGGATGATTTTTTTATTGTTGTAGACACAAGCGGGTCAGCCACAAAGAAAATCAGCCGGGCAGAACTAAATAACGCTATTGAGCAGGATGTTTTGGCGCAAGTGGACATCACCAGCGCGAATATTGATGGTGGCACAATCGATAATACGCCTATTGGGGCGACCACCCCGTCAACCGGGGATTTCACCACTGTTGACACGACCGGGGATGTAACTGTTGGCGGAAACCTCACAGTCAATGGAACGACCACCACTGTGAACAGCACCACTCTGGATGTGGATGATATCAATATCACTGTTGCGTCTGGGGCGGCTGATGCGGCTGCGGCAGACGGAGCTGGGCTGACAGTCGATGGTGCGAGTGCCACATTCAATTATGCGTCATCAGGCGACAAGTGGACTATGAACAAGCCGCTAGATGTCACTGGCACAATCACCAGCGATGGGCTGACTGTTGATGGTGCAAGCGTATTTAATCAGGCGGCATCTGACCAATCAGGCGGCGCGGCTGTCAAAGCAAACGGCACAGCGTATGGCACTAACAAATCTATACACGCATATATGGACACATCTAATGCGGCAAAATCTTTGATTTATGCAGAGAACGGTGCTGGCTCTGTGTTTAATGTTGATGGTGCTGGCGATGTGTCGCTGTATGCCTCAGATGGCACAACACAAGGTTTCTTCTGGGATGCCTCAGCGCAGCGATTAGGGCTGGGGACTACTGTTCCCGGCAATCTGCTTGAAATTTCTGGTTCATCACCAATCTTAGAAATCAATTCAACTAGTGGCGTTCCAGAATTGCAGTTTAGCGATAGTGGCGTGGATGAGTTCAGCATTCAGTATGACACTGGAACCAACGCATTGCGGTTTGTTGAGGGCGGTGTTGGCGCACATATGGTCATTAAAGATGGCGGCAATGTGGGCATAAATGTTACAAATCCTGCCGCTACTCTTGATGTCAACGGCACAATCAAGCTGGATGGTAACTATCCGACTGGCAGCAATAATGTGGCTTTGGGCAATGCTGCGCTGGATGATGGCAGCTTGTCTGGCGGCAACAATGTGGCAATAGGCGATACTGCTTTGTCTGCCAATACTTCAGGGGCTAACAATGTCTCTGTGGGTCAAGAGGCTTTGTCAAATAATACCACTGGCAGCCAGAACACAGCGGTTGGTCGGGAAGCATTACGCCAAAACACTGCATCAAACAACACTGCTTTGGGCTATCGTGCAATGCTGCTCAATAGCACTGGTTCTGCGAATACCGCTATAGGCACATCCACCCTTGATGCAAATACCACATCATCAAACAATACCGCTGTTGGCTACAATGTCCTGACCGCAAATACAGGTGGGACAGTGAATACTGGTTTGGGTGCTTATGCGCTGCAAGCAAATACCTCTGGTCAGGCCAATACTGCTGTGGGTGTTAATGCTTTGGACAGCAACACTACTGCGTCATACAGCACCGCTGTGGGCTATCAAGCACTGGACGCTAATACCACAGGTGCTTCAAACGATGCCTTTGGTTATGATGCTCTATCGGCAAACACCACAGGGGCAACGAATGTAGCTTTAGGCTCTGTTTCTTTGCGTGCGAATACAACAGGAAATTACAATACAGCGGTAGGTCGCGCTGCTTTATTCTCAAACACCACCGCATCCAGCAACACAGCTGTCGGTTATTCTTCGCTTCAGCTTGTCACTACTGGGGGTCAAAACACCGCTATTGGCTTTGCATCTCTTATCAACAACACCACCGCCAGCAACAACACAGCCGTTGGTTATCAGGCGGGTTACTCAAACACAACAGGAACTGAAAACACCGCTTTTGGTCAACAAGCACTCTATTCAAATACAACTGGCAACGAGAACCACGCATCAGGTCGTAAGGCGCTTTTTGCTAATACGATAGGGCTTTATAACACGGCTTCTGGTGCTACTGCATTGGCGTTTAATACAAGTGGTAGTTCTAACACTGCTAGTGGCTATCGTGCTTTGTATAACAACACCACCGCCTCTAACAACACAGCAATGGGCTATCAGGCTGGGTATAGTAATACGACAGCATCTAACAACACGGCTGTGGGTTATCATTCTTTGTATAACAATAATGCCATTGGCAACACTGCTGTTGGAGGTTACTCACTAAAAGCAAATACTACTGGCACTAATAATGCTGCCTTTGGTTATTACACGTTAGCTTTGAACACTACTGGGTCAGGCAATAGCGGATTTGGTTCTTCTGGGAACCCTTCAACGCTGTATTACAACACAACTGGTTCCAACAACACAGCAATGGGATTTGGCGCACTTTTCAATAACACCACCGCATCAGCAAACACTGCTGTCGGCTATTGGGCTGGGTATAGTAATACTAATGCGGCAAGCAATACTTTTGTTGGTGGTGAATCAGGTTACAATGTAACCACAGGCAACTCAAACACTTTTGTCGGTAAGGATTCTGGGTATTATGTAACCACAGGCGCAAAAAATACCATTGTTGGCAAATACAGCGGCAATCAAGGCGGCCTAGACATCCGCACATCCAACAACTACATCGTGCTGTCGGATGGCGATGGTAATCCTAGACTGGTAATTGACAGCAGCGGCAATGTGGGCATTGCTACAACCAACCCCCAAAACGAATTAGATGTTCGCGGCACTGTTGAGATTGGCAACGGCTCTACGCAGCGTATGTATTTGCAAGGCACTGGAACTGATTTCAGGTTCTACGACAGAGCAAATTTGGCCGAACGCCTCCGCATCACATCGGGCGGTGATGTCGGGCTTGGCACAGATTCGCCATCTACCTATTTGGGTGGAACTAATGGTCTTGCTATTTCAAGCAACTTTGCCGGAATTGCTCAACGCGGCACTACTCATAGTCAGGCGTGGTTGAGTTATGTTTATTTGTCAGGGCGGTATGAGTGGTATAATATAACCTCCAGCAGAACAGAGGCCTACTTAACAACTGGCGGCGCATTTTATAATCGCTCCGGCACTTACGGCACAATTTCAGACTCCCGCCTCAAACAAGACATTGTGGACAGCGGTTCACAGTGGGACGACATTAAGGCGTTGCAAGTCAAAAAATACCGCCTAAACACAGATGTGGAAGCTGAAGGTGAAGACGCTCCTGTCATGCTGGGCGTTATTGCACAAGACCTTGAAACGGCGGGGATGAACGGCCTTGTTGAAGAAAGTTTGCAAGCCTCAACAGACGAAGATGGGAACATCATCCCGTCAGATGAAACATACAAGACTGTCAAATATTCCATCCTTTATATGAAAGCAGTTAAGGCATTGCAAGAAGCAATGGACAGGATTGAAACACTTGAGGCTAAAGTAGCCGCACTTGAGTCCAACTAAAGGAGATTACAATGGACGAACTAACAGCAGAACAAATCGCACAGCACTACACAGCGATGGGTCACAGCGTTGACCTCATCAATGCTATTATTGCTGGGGAAGCTATGGCAGACGATGATGCCGCAGAGAAGCAGGACTGTGTTGACAGGAATGTTGAGCATCTGGAGATTATGGTTGCCAAAGACTTTTGGACTGATGAGGACATGACCGCAGTGAACGCTGCAATCACCGCCGGACAGGCATACGAGGCTTAAAATGAACACATACAACTGGACTTTCCCGCAGCTTGACACAGCCCCTAGCGAGGGCGATTTGACGGATGTATGCAAGACAATCCACTGGCGTTTTACGGCTGTAAGTGGAACAGAAACCAGCCCAGAGGGCGTTCCGCTGTCTGTCAGCGCATACGGCACAGCATCAGCTGGTGAGGCAGATGCAGACAACTTTACGGACTTTGATGATTTGACGCAAGACTGGTGCAAGGCACTTGTGCTGGCCTCTCTGGACAAGACAGAGGCAGAGCTTGAGGCGATGTTGACTGAGCAGCTGCAAAATATAATCACGCCGCCGATTGTTGGCAAGGTTCCCGCAAATTGGAGCTAATCATGAGCAGACCGACTGTGCAAGATGTGAAGGGCCAGATAGACACACATGAGGCTGTCTGTGCAGAACGCTGGCGTGAGACTATCACCCGCGTCAAGCGGCTAGAGATGGCCGTATTCGGGACGCTGACCGGCGTTCTGGCAATCTTAGCAGAGGCATTTATGAATGGATGACACACGCTTTTCTGCTGCTTGTTTATCTAGGGGTCGGTGATTATCGGCAACTGATTTCGGAAACAATGTATTTCCGCAGCGTGACTGAGTGCAATTTTTTTGCTTCAGAGCTATCAAAGAGGTTCGGCAATTATAGATATTACAGCTTTGTAGATGACCGGGACAAGGTGACTGCTTACTGCGTTCCCCGGCTTGTGGATGAGAGCAGTGTGGAGATTTACTGATGCCCGATCCGATTACTGCAATGGCCACCGCCTCAGCCGCCTTTTCAGCACTTAAAAAGGGCTTTCAAGTAGGCCGGGATATCGAGACGATGGTCGGCGACCTGTCCCGGTGGATGAGTGCGCTATCTGACATCGAGCAAGCCGAAAAAGAGGCGAAGAACCCGCCTATATTCAAGAAATTATTTGCTGGCAAATCTATAGAGCAGGAAGCTCTTGAGATTGTGATGCACAAGAAGCAGATGCAGGATCAGCGTGACCAGCTGCGTCAGCTTATTCAATTCACTTGTGGCGAGAGCGTTTGGCAGGATTTGTTGCGTCAAGAGGCGCAAATCAGGAAACAGCGGCAAGAGACGATTTACGCGCAGAGAGCAAGGCGCAAGAAGTTTATAACGATTGTTATAATGACTATCCTCATGATTTTAGGGCTATTTGTAATTGTGGGCATCGGTGCTATAGTGTGGTTGGGGATAAACAACAAGATTTGATGATGTGATTACAAACACAACATTCGGATTGGTTGGTGAACATATCGCTGCGAGTGTGATTTTATCGCTGGGCTGGCGATGCGCGATGGCGCAGCAGGACAAGGTGGACTTGATAAGCTGGCATGATGATGACCCTAGCTTGTTTTTGCGGATACAGGTCAAATCATCCAGATTGAAATACAGAAAGGGCCGGGCTGAAGGCTATCATTTTAATCTAGGCACTGGCCTAAAAAAGCAGCTTCCGGGGAAAGACGATTATGACATTCTTGCTTTGGTGGGAACCACCGACAGAAAGGCCGCGTTCTTCCCGATATTGCAACTGCGGCAGAGTTCAAAAAGACTGCCGCGAGCGTTCTTTGCTAAGACGCATCTTGAAGAAGATAGCTGGCAAAGGGCGGTTGAAATCATGCGCGAGGTGAGATCATGATTAATTGGAACGATTACAAAAACTTTAATGAAGATGAGTTTAAGTGCAGCGAGACTGGTGAGTGCGCTATGCGGGCTGATTTTCTGGACAAGCTGCAACAGATGAGAACGCTGGTCGGCCAGCCGTTCACAATTACCAGCGGCTATCGCTCTGAAAAGCACTCTGTCGAGGTCAAAAAAGAGAAGCCGGGCATTCATACAATGGGCCGCGCTGCTGACATAGCCTGTGATGGTCGGTTCGCTTTTCAGATTATCAAGGCGGCCACTCTGGTCGGCATGACCGGGATTGGGGTATCTCAGCGCGGATCAGCCCGGTTTGTTCATGTCGATGATTATGAGGGCGGCCCCCGGCCTAATGTCTGGAGCTATTGATGGCTAAACAAATCAAGTCAGACTTTATCGCAAAGAAGCGGATCAGGCGACCGGGTCGGCACAAGAAGAAGCTGAACCGGCGCAGCAAGCCGAAGAACTATTTTGGATAGGTGACATCATGTTGCAAGCACTTTTGCCTTTATTGCAGCCCGCAATCGAGAAAACACTAGACCTCATCCCTGACCCGAAAGCTAAGGAAAAGGCCCGGCAGGAAATGGTCAAAGAGATTGAGCGAGCAGAGGGCAGCTTCCGCGATTTTGTGGTGGCCTATGAGGGCCGGGGCGATCAGGTGCATCCTGTGATCCAAATCCTGCGCGGTTCTGTGCGTCCTATCCTGACATATCTGCTGGCAGGGGCGTTCATCTACGGCTTCCTGACCCGCGACTTTGACCCCGATACGATGGAAATGCTCTGGCAGCTGAACCTGTTGTCTCTGGGCTTCTGGTATGGTGAACGCGCTCTCAAGAATTTGGGTGCGAATTTCGGCAAAAAATAGCCTACTGAGTGCGCCAAATGCGCCAGCCACCCTCAACCTTGTGCGAGCGATACTTGATGTTGTAATGATGCAGCGCATATCGGGTCAGGTGATAGTTCTTTTCGTCCTCGATGAGAACGCTATCGCCGACTTCAAAATCGCTGACCCAGCCGTATTTGCCTGATGGTGGTCTGCCTCTTGTCTCAGCGGGCAGGGGGATATTCTTTTCTATTTTCATTGATTATTCCCAATCGTTCTTGATAGCAGCTGTCATGCAGGATTTCACCGGCCCCGTCTGCGACCCAGTTATTCTGTGAACTATACACATCCTTTTCACACCAGACGCAGATATACCTGAAAACTCTAGGTTTCTTTTGTGAACTGCTTTTCTTTTTGCGCCTCATGTTCAACATTTGCCAGCCTCAGTAAATCAACCGCAAGATAGCTTGCATCTGCGGGGGTAAGTTTTACGAAATAATGCCGGTCATTGACAGCGATGGATATGCCACCGCCGTCAACTTTCAGACCTATCTCATCCGCATCAGAATGGAATTTCATCATCTAAACCACCACTGTTAAGCGGCTGCTGGGCCTGTTGCGCTGTTTGTTGCGCGTCTGGCTTCACATAGGGATCGGACACCTTTATCTGCCACATTTCTTTGTTGTTTTTAGAATGCTTGTGCCAGATAGCTATTTCTTTTTCTATGCCTTCCACATTGATTTTTCCTGTGTAATCAGGCTGGGTATCTTTTTGTTTGTAAGTGTTGATGAAAAAGACACCCGTGTTTGTGTTGTCATAATCAGACATTTAATTCGGCCTTCCTTGTTTTCAGTTTTGATAATTGACTGTCATTCGGCTCAATGCCCTTTGTCTTAAACAGGCGCATATAAACCGCATTGACCTCTTTGACGCTGTTACAAGCTGCAAGCGCAGCTGCCAGCTGTTCATCGGTTGGGGCGGCCCCGGCGGGCGTGACGGAGGAAACAGCACCCGCCGGAGCCTTAGCGGCTGCTGGGCTAGAGGGAGAGTTCCAGCCCGCGCCGCTATTCGATGCCCGATTACCATCATCATCATCTGCATTAAGGCCAAACATTGTCATCAGACTGGCCCTGCGATAATATGTCACGCATGACATAAATGCTTGCGGCGTGTCCTTTTCTGGCTTGATAACAATCTGGCTAAGTGCTTTTTCGCCTGTCTCTAAGTGGATCACCTCAGTGACCAGCAAATCATCGGCAAAAAACTGGCTGAAGGTCAGCCCGTAATCGGGCAGATTATGAAGCGCAGAAAGCACATCGCCCAGAGTGGTGTATTCGCTTTTGAACATCGGGTTTTTGCCCGACTTGCTGACAGTGGCATCCTGCCTGAATTTTGCCAACGACTTATATAGTTTCATTGTTTCCACAGTTCTCTCGCCTCTCTTAATATTTCGGGTTGCATCTTCCACTGATACATATGCTTCCAGTCAGGGTCGATAATTTTGGCAAGCACCTTCGGGTCGTTCGATACTTTCAAAAGATTTTGCCGGATCAAAGCCCGCTGCCGGGCATCTTCTAGCGCATCTGCCAGTCTATCGGCCTTTAGGTCGTCACAGTTAAAGGGCGTATAAAGCACCGCCTCATGCTCTGCGATATACATAACAGCCGGGGTGACTTGCAGCGCGTGTTGATAGATAGCGCATTGAATGAGGTGATTGTATTCTACCGATTTCGGCAAGCTGGCCTTTGACCAGCCCTGTTCACCAGATTTAAGCAGCTTTGTTTTGCGCGGGCCTTTGGTTTTCATTTCGACAAACATTGTCCCCGGAACCAGCAGATCGACAAAGCCGATTACCGGGATGTTCACATCAGCCAGCCGGGTGCTGATCTTTTCTTCTGGCACTGCCCCGGCAAACCCGGCCTCTAGCAGCAAATCAACCGCATTGCGAACCATCGGGTCGATGCATTCCCGCAGCTTATCGCGCAGAACTTGATCCTCATTCGCATCATGAAAATCGTAATCTAGCTGGGCCTGAGTGATTTCGCCTTCTATGTCTGCGCCTTTGCAAACAATATTTTGCGCTGCGTTATGCACTGATGTTCCCAGTGCTGCGCGTTCCCCGACCACAATTTCCCGCCGCCGTTCTTTCAAGTATAGATACTTGAAATTATACATTGCCGGGGTGATTGTCAGGCTAGACGGCGACAGGTGTGTTTGTCCTGCCGCCGCCCACTCTGGAGAAATATCAAGGTTCTTGCTCATGTCACCACCTTAATCAGCAGAATACCTACAGGTCAACATACTTTTTACATTTTTTCTTGACAATATTACGCACAGCATCATAGCGTTGTAAAAAAAGGAGCTTATTAAATGCCGAACCGCCAAAAAGAAAAAGGCTCAAGATTTGAGCGTGAGCTGGTTGACAAAGCAAAGGCACACGGCCTTGAGGCATACCGCGTGCCGCTATCGGGAGCCGGGTCAATCAAGAATGATGTTCACATTAAGGTCGGCAGGACGCTCTGGGAAATCGAGGCCAAAAAGCGGGCGGATGGTTTCAAGTTCCTTTATCAGCATATCGCTGATGCGGATGTTCTGGTGGTCGGGGCCGACAGGCAAAAGCCGCTGGCCGTTATCGATTATGAGGACTTTCTGGACTTGCTGGCTAGGAGATTGTGATGTGGGAATTTACGATTATCTTGTGCATTGCCACCAGCGTGACGGGTGAACCGACAAATTCTTGCTTTGGATTTCGGAGCCAGCCGGTCTTTGAAACCTATAACCAGTGCATTTTGGACGCTAACGGACAGATGGAAATGTTGGTCGAGTTCCACTATAATGCTTCGGATCCGGGTGCGCCTGTAGTATCCGCTGTTTGCATTCCTAAGAGGTCTCTATGAGCCGCAAGCTATACGAAACGCAAGCTGACCGGGACAATGAGCGTGAAATCATCGACCAGATTTGTGCGGCTAGAGGATGCGAGGCATATAAGCTGCCCTTCAAATATAGGATGGATTTTGCGATGGTAAAAAGCGGCAAGGTGACTGCGCTGGTCGAGGTCAAAAACAGGAACTGTGCCAGCTTCAAATATCCGAATTTCATGATTTCTCTTGATAAAATAATTCATGCAAACAACCTCACTATGATTACTCATCTACCTTGCTGGCTCGCGGTTCGTTGGACTGATTGCATTGGTCTGGTGGACTTTGAGCATTGGCGGGACATTTCTCTGGGCGGTCGGTTCGACCGGGGCGACCCAGATGATTTTCAGCTGCAAGGTTTCTTTGACATAAAGGACTTTGTGAAAATTTAACCAAAAACGGGAGAGTGTAATGAAACCACCTAAAAGAAATGATGCTATGGAAAAGGGCCGCACGATGGGCTGTCTGCAAGTGGCTTATCTTATGAAGCAGTGGGATGATGCGCTGCCTGATGATGCTTTCGGCGATGAGGCAGCTGGGGCTGATTTTGATAAGTTTGGCCGGGTCAACCGGCAACCGACCCAGACTGTCACTGGTTTAGATTACGGCGGGTGGCCTGACAGCAGTGAGTGATTTGGTTTTTCGCTACTGCCTCAAGGGTGCCGAACCGCCTGAAGGTTGGCAATACCGCGACTTTGGCGGTCATCACGGAGAAAGCCGGGCAGAAGAAGGGCCGGGCTTTGGATACTTTTTCAGAGAGGTAAAAATGGACAGAAACGATTTGCTTGATGAAGCAAAAAAAGTCACTACTCTGCGCCAGCAAAATTACGGGAAGCCGGAGCAGAACCTTCAGAACATTGCCGATATGTGGTCGGCGATATTGGGGCAGAAAATCACCCCTCTGACTGTTTCGCGCATGATGATAGCGGTGAAGATTGCCCGCATGACCGGCAAAGAGGATCACTGGGACAGCTGGGTGGATGTCGCTGGCTATGCCGCGATTGCAGCCGAATTGATGGATGATAAAGATGTTTAAGTGCTGGGACTGCGATGGTGAGGGCTACAGCTTTGTCATTGGCATTTGGGGCGATGAGGTCAGAGAGGAATGTATGACCTGTGACACGACTGGTCAGCTGCCGGATAATTACTGGGACTTGCGGATGGGCCTGACCCGGCAGAAGCTAGAAACCGAATATAAGACTTTTTTGGATGAGGCTGATGAGCATTAAGAAGATATCAGCGGTCTTTGACATGAAGATGGACGACCCGGTGGCTAAGTTCATTCTGGTCATTCTTGCAGATCACTACAATGAAAGCACAGGCGAGTGCTGGCCCAGCATCGACAGGATTGCAACCATTTCTGGTTGCAGCAAGCGCACTGTGATCCGCAAGCTGAAATTGCTAGAGGCAACTGGCCGGATCACCCGGCAGAAGCGATATAAACAATCCGATTTGTATCAAATAGTCTGGGGTGACAATCTGTCAGGTCAGACTTTCTGCGGTGACAATCTGTCACTTTCTCGGGTGACAGGATGTCACACAAACCCTTATATAGAACCCTTACCTATAAATAAGGGGCAGCCAGTTAAGAAAAAGGCTCAAAATCTTAAAAAGCAAAAGCTGGCTGATTGGGAGCCAGATGAAGATTGCAAGCGTTACGCTCATGATTTGGGCCTAGATTGGCAGGAAGTCTGGACTAATATTCAGCTGTGGGATGCTCAGAACGGCCACAAGGCGGCATACAGTTCCCTTACAGCATTCTGGCAGCGGTGGTGCAGAACTGATGCAAAGTCGGCCCAGCGGCCCGCAAATGCGCCTTCACAGCAGAAAAGGCAGCGAGGGTTGTCTGACCGGCAGAAGGAATACGCCCACCGCGTATCGACCCAGCTTTGGGAGCGATACAAGTCGCAGGGCTTTCTTTTTGATATGATCCACAAGGATGTTCTGGCCTTTATGCAGACTGACCAGACCGATGCTGACTGGCTGGGTCTGGGCAATGGGCTGGATAATCCTAGAGATTTGGGGCTAATGCGATGATTGACTTAACCGGAAATGGGTATATGGCCGAACTGCTGGATCAGGATCGCTGCCCAGCTTGTAGGACTTATCTGAAAAAATCAGAGGAAGGGTGGACTTGCCCGGCTTGCTCTCTGGTGATTGTGGAAAAAAAAGATAAAAAAAGTGTTGACAATATATCTGAATAGGCGCATTTAGGTATTGTGGAAACAAATCATCGAGGGAGAGAACGATGACTGCAAAAACCAAAATCCGGCCTATCGTTAAAGCGGCCTTCAAGTGTGACGCTCTGGAACATCAGTTCACGGAAATCGATATTGAAGATGGCCTTTTGGTCACGGGCAGCGAGGCAGAGGTCAACGATAAGTATGACGATGCACACATTATCGATGAGGCTGAGAACCTCTTAGATATTTGCACTGACCCCTGCAATTCAAAAGATCCCGTTTATATCCGCGAGGCTCGACAGCTGCGGGCTTTCCTTAAGCGTTTCAAACAGGCGGCGGCTTAACAGCCCCGCCACACAAGGGAGAGTAAGATGAAAAAAATAAATGTGATATTTCATGAAAAGGGTGAGTGGTCTATTGACGATAGAGTTCTTGCTGAAATGTTGTCAGCTGATGAGACTGTTCGGAAGGGCTTTATTCATCTGGCAAAGTTCGCAGAGGGGAGCGGCCAGATGCCACTTGAAGATGACTATCGTCAAATTTACAGAAAACTAGATGAGGTCGTTTTGTTGCTTGAGGATTATGTTCAAGACCTCACAAACTACAACGGGGGCTGGGCTGAATAGCACGCCTCACAACTAAGGGAGAATGAAATGACTGATATTTTTGATCCAGAATTGGGCGAGCTTTTTGCAAAGCAAATCCGCAACAAATATCCAAAATCAGACTTTGATGTGGATGTTTGTGAGGCAGATGACTGCCCAGAAGATGATGATCTGATTTCAACCGGCATCACCTTTTTGCTGCAACAAGACCCGAAGCGGCGGGGTCAGCTTCTTGAGATCAGAGGCTATGACACCAGCGGCAAGCCGTTCTCTTGCAAGTTCAGGATGCGAAAGATGCAGCCTGTGGCAATGAGGGCTGTTTCAGCATTCGGATATGTTAATCGTCTGGAATGCAAGCAAGTGCCGCTTGAGGGCAAATTCCTCGACCGCGATTTTCTGAAGAAGGGCGTAAGCAGTTTTGAAAGAAAGGGCAAGTCAGATGCAAGCGGTGTTTGAGTTCATCATGTATATGATCATCATAGTGTTTGCGATGGGCTGGTTTAACATATTTGGCCCGGAATACACCTTCTGGCATCTGATTGCTAAGTTTGGCGGTGCGCTATGAGGTATGTGGTTATTGCCTTATTGCTATCTGCTTGCAGCTATAAGCCGGTGGTGGATTTGCGGGCATCCGGCGGCAAGGCTGAGTTCTATCAGCGCGACCTGAATGAATGCCGCCAGATTATCAAAGACAGCCGGGGGTGGTTTGTGATCCCCGGCGAACCAATCGACCGGGCGATGGTCAACAAATGTTTAATAGGTCGGGGTCATAGCGTTCTCTCTCATTCCTGACAATCAGGATTGACCCTGACCGAAACCGCATCTATGCTCAGGCTATGGATGCGGTTTATTTTTTCGATGATTATGTGGTCTGCCACTCTTGCAATGCCGATACGATGGGCATTGTTTATGAGCATTCCTGCAAGATTAATTGCGACAACTGCGATGCAGTTATGTTCGATGCGGCCGGGTTGGGCAACGGCACAGTGGTGATACTAGAGCTTGATGATGAGGTGATGCAGTAATGCAGATAAGCGTTCAAAGCAATCTGTCACAAGTGACCAGAGCTTTAGATGGTCTGGGCAAGCAGCTGATCCCGAAGGCGACCCGCAATGCGCTGAATGATACCGCATTCGATGTGCGTAAGGATACGATTGAGCGTGTCTGGCCCAGCAGTGTCACTGTTCGCAATCCAGCTTTCCTAAAGGCTATGCTGATGCCTATCAGGGGACAGAACCGGGCGACTACTCAAAGGTTGGTATCAACTGTGCAGAACTATCCTACTGGCCCGCGCAATAGAGAATATCTACAAAGGTTGGCGACTGGCGGCGTTAAGACACCGCGTGGTCAGCACATTGCTATCCCCGGCAGGGATATGCCGCTGCGGTCTAGGGGAGGCGTTACGGCTGCTAGAAGGCCGCGCAACATCCTGAACAGGCCGAA